GTTTGCCGGGGACAATCAGAACTTCTCGATTTGGAAACATCAATCGTAGACTATCAAACCGCACACTTTGAGGTGAGTTAAATGAGTGACGAGAGGGAAAATGTTGCTGAGAAACTCATGGGTGCTCTTATTAATAAAATGGAGACCATGGATGCTGGTTTACAGTTGATAAAGGCAGAGAATGCAGAACTAAAGAAAGCACTTACTAATCCTGCTAGACTTTTAAGAAAGGCTGGATTTGTGTCTACATATAATAAATTTCCAGAAGATGTCATGCCTGACACTTTTAGAGGAGATTCAGACGATGTATTACTTAAGGGTCAAAACGGAGAACCTATAGCAGTACCGAAGTCCAATGCTGATTTCCACAGCATGGACTGGGCAGATATACACGCACTTGCTGACCAAGCAAAGTCAGAAGGTGCAATTGGAAATGAAATAGGAATGGAATAAGATGAAACCTAGATTTGAGGCAAGAGAGCCAGAAGTTGACCGACTGCTAAAAGAAGCAAAGAAACTAGAAGAGCGTATTGAAAAGGCTCAGCCTAATTATTCTGGACAGAAAGAAGGCTCGACAGAGGGCTATGCTCGATTTGAATCACAACCATCTGGAGTACCTAATGCTTATTATAATACAAACAATGTTCCTACTCAAGTAGAGGATGTTACTAACAAAGGTGCAATAATGGAAAACAGCGATGTCTTGACACGCACATCACCTTATTATCCAACTGCTCTGAGTACAACAGGCGCTCTTGAAAACTTCAAAGGTGGCGACGGTCCAACCTTGTCAGAATTGAAGAAGTCTATTGACCGACTATCCAGCCGTCTAAATTGAACGGCTGGTGGTATGGATGATAGAAGGTCACTACGATACCTTTGATAGGGCTAAGTTTACCTTCATAGAATCTATTTACGATGGTATAGGTAAAGCAGACGCTGCTGCCGAATACTACTTTGCTAGTCTTAACTTACAAAGACACGGCTACGATTTGAACAATCAAGACGATACATTGCTCAAGATGGCAGATATCATTCTTAAAGACAATCATGATTGGTTTCAAGAACAGTTTATGTCTGGTAGTGAAATAGCACAGAACCCATCTTTACAACCTTCAAGAGTCGTCACACCTGAGCCCGGTCAACCTTTTACTGGGGCTAACATCCAGATGAATCCGGGTGACCCTAACAGCGATTCTCATCATGACATTGACTATTTTGGTTCAAGTCTGTTTCCTTTACACGGCGATAACATGGCTGACCATGTGGCTAATTATTATGTAGGCGACACCCCCGGTCAAAGTACCAGTCGTGACCACGCTGATATCACTAATCATTTTCACAGAAAAAACTCACAGACTGGAGATGCTGAATATAATCCATCGGCGTTTCTGAGGAACAGCGCTAACTATGGGAAGTTAGCCGATGATATGACTAACCATGATATCTACGAAAGGCACTTCAATGATTGGAAAAGTAACAATGACCCAGTTGTAAGTTTGATGACTCAACAGATGCACGAGCAAGGTATATTCGATGATGATGAAATAAATCACAGACTTGCGATGAAACATATGGAAGAATCCAAAGAAGGCTGGAAAGACAATCTAAAGTTTACTGATTACCTGCTTGGCTTGGAATGGACAACACCAGAAGAGCGACAAAAAGTATATGACCACATTGCTCGTTTTGGCTTGACAAATAAAAACAACCCCCTCAAACTAAGGGGTGGTAACGATTGGGTACCAAGAATAGTGCAGAATATACAGAATAGATTTGCATCTATTTATGACCACTGGGTAGGTAAGGCTCACATACCGGGCTACAATACTAAAGCGATTAGAGAAAGAGAGCCTTCTGCTGCCAGAGAGCCGGGGCCAACCGAAAACATGTCAGCGTTTGGTGCTGTGGAAAATGGCTATCAAAGAGCAATAGATTATCTTCAAGAAATGGAAAATATACCAAGTATAGATTTAACTCAAAGACCTTTCTTAAATGAAGAATTTTCAAGCGACCCCAACGACCCAAACAAAGTAGTTAATCGGAGTATACAGTTCGTCAAACCTATTAAGCGAAAAGACCAATTTTTAGGTGAAGAAGTAGGTATGGATTTCAACACTATGAGGGCTTTGTTAGGTGTAGATTCAAACGGTAGGTTACACTCTCCCGGCCAACATCCTGTTTACAAGGATAGATGGAACCCAGAAGAAGGTCCTTTTAATCAAGAAGAAGTTGACAAGATAATGCGAGAAAGAATAAATCGAACTCGTAATATATTTGCTGGTAAGATAGGTAGGAGAGAGGCTAGTATACACTATGCTCCTCACATAGATGAAGAAGACTTTGACCCTGAATATACTAAGGGTGGAACAAGTAACGATTCCTTAGCAACTTATTGGGGCAAGCCTTTCAAGGTTGGTGGGTTAAATAAAAATCCACAATTGTTGCTTGAGTTACTCCATCAGGCTACATTGCTTCACGGCAAAAATCATTTCAAGACAGGCATCAAAGGTGAAGAGGAAGAAGAGGCTGATATATTTGAACAGGCTTTTGCCCAGATGCGGGCTGGAGAAGAAAAAGTCGGACCTTATGATGAAGGCTATCCTGCTGACCAAGTAACTATGGATAGCAAAGGGTATGAACAAAGCCTGTTCTTTATGAAGAATCCTAATACAGGTAAACTTGAACATAGAAGATTACATGAAGATAGTGATGGAGGCGAACACCTTACATTCAATACTAAAAGCGCATTTGCGCCGTTCTTACCCAGACCTATGGAGGTTGTTGATTCTAAACACAGTGACAAGCCACAAGTAGATTTTGCCCACCCCGAACACGCAATTAACATCCATTCTGCTGGTTTCGCTAACCATTTTAATAAAGATGTAGGAACTAACAATTTCTTTTCTCGACACGCCCAGTCACTCAATCCAGCGGTTACTAACTTACATCTAAATGAATATGAAGCAGCAGTTGACTCGCCAGAAGCAACTGATAAAGAACAAGGTGATATTAGAGATAAATTAGAAGGTAAAATAACGGGTCATTTCAAAACTCATAATCCGTTTACTTTTCGAGGCGGTCACGACCCTGCTGCTCGTGAGAAGGATGCTGGTAAGGATGCAGTCTTGATAGCGCAGCACAAACATCTTGCTGGTCCTCCGGGCACACCTGTAGAAATAGGTCAGGTTCACGATGGTCACCGCCCGATGGACAAAGAAGTTTACCTACCTTTAACACACGGTGAAGACTATGTTAACAGAACTCGTGCTAACAAAGTAAGGGCTGATAATCTTAAGCGCCAAATTGCAGAGTTAGAAAGCGCAGCATCTGAAGAAGAGGGTGAAACCAATCAAATAATCGAAAACAAACTTATGGATTTGGAAGAACAGTTATCGATGATTCCTACACTTGAGCCTAAGATGTTTGGTGACAAGATGCCAGAAGGCACCAAGATGTTACTAGAAAAGTTAGAGGCTGACGACCAAGCCTACGCAAAGTTAGCACAACAAAAAGCCGCTGAGTTTCCAGAACTATTTGATAGAAGCCTACCTCCTGATATAATCGAGGGTAATCTAAGACAGTTTGCTCGAATGCTAAATGATTATCTTTATCAGACTCCATCAGAAGCACACGGTCTGACCTCACTCACATCCAGAGATGAATACGGCGAAAAAGAGATGAATGAAAATTTTAATCCAATTGCAGAATCTGCTAAGGATTTTGCTCATAACAGCGATGTCAAGTTTAGTTATGTTGATTTTCTAAGGGGTGGTGCAAATCGAGAGCGCTACATGGCAAAGTTATCAGAAGATTTGGGTTTGAATCCAGAAGATTTCCATACCCAACAAACCATGAAACATTTTCTCGAAGATGTAGTAAACCCCATTATAGATGAAATGGAAAGCCAAGGAATGTATGATGAGTTAAGGGATTTAAAAATTCCAATTCAAACAATTGGTAATTTTGCTAAGCATCATTTTGATACGCCAGATGCTGACTTTGGTGCGACGCTTGAACAAATGAGGAAGACTAGGGGCTTTAATAATGAAGATGCTAGTAACTTAACCACCATGGTTGACAATTTGAGAAACGCATTAGTGCCGCATAGAAGAGGTATGGGTGGTGCAGAAAAGGCTGGTGTCGACGAAAGAAATTATCAGATGGGCTTTGACATACATCACGCTGTCAATCCTGATGAAAGGGTACATGAACATTTTAATGAAGAATTAAAGAGACTGCAAGAAATGAAAGATAAAGCATTTACTGGTCCTCAGCGTAACAGGGTAGAGAATGATATTAAAAATTTCAAATCGAAGATGATTAACTCTAGTTTAGTATTAGATAAAAGAACAAAACAGACTCTACAAGATAAACATGCTGAAAAACACGGTGAGTCTTATAGAAAGGGTAATCATTTCAAAAGCACTAGTAAATCTTACAGAGCACAACAAACTCTTGATTCTTTAATTCATAGTGACCCGTTTGTCGAGCCGGGCGCTGCTCCTGCCGCAGTTACTGCTAGATTGAGTGGGCGGGTTACTAAACCGATAGAACCAATTGGGCCAAATGCTCACAATATAGTTGCTTCGACTTACAACTCATCTGGTAAGCGAATGGAGTTTGGTCACAATGTTCCTGTTACTTTCGACTATAAGATAGGCAAAGACGGGAAGATACAAATAATCCATCTACCTGAACCTAAGCGTGACAGGTTGGTTCAGCCGACAATGGGTATATGGAGGGGAGCAGGTTTGACTGATGTACTATACGGAACTGATTGGGGACAATATAACTTAGAAGAGCATCAACCTGCTCAATTTAGGCATGGTAGAAATGAAACTAATACGATTGCTATGTCAGAAGATGTCAACTTGGCAACACTTACCAATCCTGATATTATTCGTAAAGATATAGCCAAAGAAGTACCTATCTTACAACCGATGCATCGTATCTTTGAACTAGATGACCTTGAACACCTGCGTGGTTTTACAGGCGACTGGATAGTATCTGTTATGCCAGAAGGCGAAAGAGGCTTTGTCAAGAAAGAGGATGATGAAGTTACTTCGACTAATTTTACTTTATCAGATGAAGATAAAGATAATTTTAAGAAAGTAACTGATAATGATTATCATTTAGATGTGTTCAAGACCGAAGAGGGCTACTATATCTTTGATGTTCTCAAGTATGATGATAAAGAAGTACACGATGTGCCAATAGATGACCGAATCAAGATACTTAGAGGTGGTTTGGAAGGCGTTGAGAATGTACATGTTCCGAGCGCTAGCGATACAAGACTTACAGACGATGCTGGTCTCAAAGTTACAGTAGAGGATTTGCAGAAAGAAAATAAGAAGTTGTTACTTCGTGATGCTAAGTCTACTTACATGGCTGGTGAACTTCGACACCCTAAGTGGGTGCTGCTCAGTCCGGGTAACGATGTAGTGCTTAGAGTATTAGAGAGAAGAGGCAACGGTCCTTACACCTATCGATTGGGTACTGGTCCAATTACTAAAGATGAAGAGTTAGGTGACAGGGCTGTAGAGGCTGACGGAGAAGTCTACATGGATGTCGGTGCTGCATTTGACAGTGATGAAAAATACAACGAAGGTGACCATGTTAGAGTCAATGTCAGTAATGTAGGTGAATCAGAAACAGCCGAAGGACAGAAGTTGTTTACCGTAACTGGCTCTAAGATTGAAGAAGAGGCTGAGGGAGAAGGACTTGTTAGTCAAGAAACTTTGGGATTACTTGCTAAAGCAGAAGATTCCCAGTGGCTGTGTGAAGTCTATAGAGCAGGTGGTGGAATTAGAGTAACTATGCCACAAGGTGATGTAGTATACAAGTGTACACAGTCTGGTCAGTCTTGGACAGCACACAGTCCTTTGGCTTCTAACGGTTATCTAATTCGTATGTCTGAAAGTCAAAGACCTTACTGGGCACCAGTTGCTGGTGCTTTGCTCAAGGCTAATGTACAGATAGCGGCACCTGTTGAAGAACAGGAAGACAAGGCCGAGGTTCATGAAACAGAAGGTGACGGTAAGCCACTTATTCCTCCTAAGAAGATACAAGATGCTGAGTGGTGGGCTAAACAACAGAAAGACAAAGTGTTAGTCAAAGGTCTACAGTTAGTAGAGAAGTTACTCAAGAGTGGAGTGGGTGCAGTAGGTCAGTCGAGTACTGGTACTATGGGACTTGGTATTGACTATGCTACGCCTATAGAATCACCTATGGGGCCTACAAACTTACATGACAAGAAGACTATGCCAGATTACGATGTGCGAGATATGGAAGAAGATTCTTCTATAGATGAAGATACTGAGGAAAAGAAAGGGTCTAAACACATGACTGTACCCACAGAAGAGGGTGTATTAGAAATAACAGAGGACTCCGCTGTATTCCGTACTTAGTTAAATAGTATGAGTGGTGTCTATAGAAACAATGACAGCCAGTTCCATGCTGAGAACCTCCCCGGTTAATCATGGCGGCAGCATTAATATAATCAAGGCAGATAATGACTTGGTAATTGCTGGATATGCGTCTGTAGAGATGGTAGACAAGCAAGGTGACCTAATTACTAGAGGTGCATTGAAGAACGCTTTTGGCGACTTCATGAAAGCAGACGGTTACCGAAATGTACAACTCGCTCACTCTAACATACAAGTTGGAGAAGTAATATCACAATACACTGACACTGATGGTCGTGTTTGGAAATCTGGCGTTGACGACGCTGGTATGTTCGTAGTCATCCAACTAAGAGATGACATCGAAAAGGCACGAGAAGTTGCCAAAGAAATTCGCAAAGGGGCCCTTAGAGGTTTCAGTATTGGAGGACAAGCATTCAAGAGAATGCGAAAGAGTGATGCCAGTCATGGCGATTACACTGAAATTTCCAAACTGGAACTACACGAGGTTACTATTTGTGAAAAAGGTATAAACCCGGAGGCGACATTCCGTATATTGAAGGAGGATAATGATATGACAGAAACAGATGCAATGACTGAATTGTCAAGTGTACTAGATAGACTAAATGGCCGCCTTGATACAATGGAAAAGGAAATGCCAGCAGGTCTTAAAGAACACTTGGATGACAAGAAAGACGATAAAGACGATAAAGACGATAAAGATGAGTCGAAAGACGAGGCGAAAGAAATGGCTGATAAAGACAAAGACGAAAAGATGTACGGTGCAGAGCACAAAGGTATGCCTGACGAAATGGCGAAAGGAGAATATTCCGATGTCATTTCTAGTGAATACTTGAATTGGATGGAAAACACCTTGAAATCACAAGGCGTTAACATTGGTGACGCAAGACATCATTTTGATAGTGTCTCTAAAGCCAACCTAGGTAGCACACCAGAAGCAATTGGTGATGGTGCTGATTACTTTGCTGGACAAGTTAAGGGAAGAGCCCAAGAAGGCGGAAACCCATCAACTGGTGCAATCGGTAAACTTGGCAGCAGCGGTGGCGCAGTAGCAAAAGGCTACTTGCACCCAACCACTGTTTCTTCTACTGATGTAGAAGCAGCCTATGAAGTATACAAAGCAGCGGCTCTTGAAGAACAATTCAAGAACAACCTAAGCGGAGTATTCGCTGACAGACTTAACAAAGAACTCACTTCAGAAGCACAAGCAAAAGAAGCCGCTTCCTTTGACGCAAGAACACCTCTTGCTAACATCGAAAAGGCTCTATCTGACTTGAGCAACAGAATTGATAACATTTCCACTGATGCTCCAGAAGCGACAATTCGCAAGAGCAGTGATATGTCCAGAGTTGAAATACCATCAGCCGAGGAACTTAACACAATGAGTTGGGATGAAGTACACAGATTAGCAGGGAGCGTCTGGAACTAGATAAGGAGGAATATATATGGCAAGAAATTATATGAGAACAGTAAATGATATGGAGCGTTATTATTATGGCGCTGGGCAAAGTATGGGATATTCCTACAGTGGTTCTGAACTACTAAAGGCAGATGCACCTATGCTTTCCACTACAGCAGGAACATACCAAGCAATATACGGTAGAAAAGTATGGAGTCAATTGAACCAAGAGTTCAACGCATTCTCCATTCTACCTAAGAAACCTTGGGACCGAAGCGGATGGAGAGTAGTAACTTCTAAACCATCTGCTACTGTAAGCGGTGGAATAGCAGAGAACGGTACTCTACCTGACACACAAAAACCAACTTTCCAAAATGTTGCAGCAAAGCCAAAGACCGTTGCTCACTCATTCGATATGTCTGAGACAGCAATCTTCCTTAACGACAAGGATGACGGACTTGGCGACATTCGCTCAGTATTGAAAGAAGAAATGGGTAAGCACCACGCAGAGATGATTAACGGTATGCTACTAACTGATGTCGACACACCAGCAGGTAACAACATCGAATCACTTGACCGTGTTACTACTGGTTCAGTGACAGCATCTGGAAACGCTGCTGGCACAATGGACTTTGGCGGAGCAAGTGGAGATTACGGCGCTGCCGCTGATGGAGACATCTATTCAATTGATGCAATTAACGACAGAGGAACCACAGGCTGGGCTAGAGCAGAAGTAAGTACTTCTGGTGTAAAGGGAACCAACAGAACCCTAAGCCTAGACCACTTTGATGAATTGTTTAGAAAAATATGGGTTCGTGGTGGCAATCCAAAGGTTATGCTAACTGGATATGATACTTTGATGAGACTTCAACAACTACTACAAAGTCAACAAAGATTCATGGAAGAGAAGCGTGTTGTACCAACTTACAACGGTGTAAAAGGTGTACCGGGTATGGAAGCAGGATTTATCGTTGCTACCTACAATGGTGTACCAATTATCCCATCTAAGGATGTTACAGCCGATGGTATCAGCAGAGTTTACATGCTAGACACTGATTACTTGTACTACAGTACTGCAAAACCAACTCAATACTTTGAGTCTGGAATTGAAACTGGAGACCCATTCGCCATTAACCGCCTCGGTCAAGAGGGACTTTACCGAACAATGGGTGAAGTATGGACAACTTTCTTTGGAGGACAAGGCTCAATTCGAGACCTTCAATGAGGATTAATGGAGAATAAAATATTAGGAGATGATTAAATATGACAGCAACAACAGGAGCAAGCGGAATTATATATACAACTTTGAACAGTGCAGTTTTCACAGAAGACTTAGTTTTAGACCTATATGCAGGGACACCAGTCGATGATACAAATTGGTTGGATGGAAATGCAGGCGGTTCTTATCCGGGTACATTAGCAGGTTTTAACGCCGCTAACACCGATGGAAACGCAGTAAAAGGACTTAAACTAGTTATGGGAAGATTTACCACAGGGTTAGCAAACGATGAGACACTTACTTTAACTGGTAGTGCATCGAGAATTCAGGCAGTAATCGTAGGTGACAACTCTACGGCAGCAGCAGGAGTGACACTAAAAGAAGCAATCAGCGCCGCTGGTGTAGCGACTTTCAAGGTAACTGGTACATCCGATGCATTAGTAACTTGTTTAATGATAGTGGCTTGAGGTGAGGAAACTTGCCCAAGATAGTATTTCTTGGACCTGACACTTACCGAAGAATACCCGGCCAAAAAGAAATGGCGGGTAGACTTCAACCAGTAGAGGTTTCCCAAGATTGGATAGCAGAGAACGAATGGAGATTCGCAAGAACCCATTGGCGT